ATCTCGCTTCCGCGATGAGTTCTCATACAACTCGTTCTCCGAGGGTGAGAAGATGCGAATCAATCTGGCTGTATTGTTCACTTGGCGTGCTATCGCTAAGATGAGAAACTCAGCAACCACCAATCTGTTGATTATGGACGAAGTATTTGATAGTTCGCTTGACGGTGTTGGTACAGACGAGTTCCTAAAGATTCTAAATAATCTGACCGCAGATAACAACACGTTTATTATCTCGCACAAAGGCGATGCTCTATACGACAAGTTTCATAGTATTATCAAGTTTGAGAAACAAGGAAACTTCTCTAAAATAGCGTAAGTTATTGATTTATAAGGGGTTTTCAGTTCTTTTACTTTTACACCTTTATAGGGTATAATTATATTATGTGTGCAGTAATCGGTATTTCAATCCACGACGTGACCGAATCAGACATTGAGCTGATTAAGAGAATCTTTCTCGAATCCCGTATCCGTGGAAAACATGCGACTGGCGTTTCCTATATCAAAGGCGACGCCATTGTCACATTCTCGCTACCAGTTCCTGCTGATGAATTTATCGAGCAGTTTGACTTCCATGACACGATTAACAATGGTGACATTAATCTAATCGGTCACTGTCGCTATTCGACTTCTGACTTGGAATATAATCAGCCTATCGCTGATGGTAATAAAGCAATCGTCCATAATGGCGTTATCTCTCAGGAACTACCTGAAAACTGGGAAGCGTTGTATGGTATCAAATGCGAAACCAAAAATGACACTGAGCTTCTTTTGCGAACTGAAGGCAATCCATTTGCGGCTTGGCCAAATGCTTCTATCTCTGCCATTGTTTTGTACCCTAATGAATTAAAAGTTTACAGAAATGGTAAACGACCACTGTATGAAACTATTGTTGAAAATGGATTCATACTTACATCTACCAAAGATATCGCGCGTCGCGCTGGTGTACTAGGTATTGCTAAGAAAGTTGAATACAAAGGAACAGACCTACAACCATGAACTACAATAAACAAACTTTCACCTATGGCTACGAAATCGAATGGGGTGACATTGACCGTCGCCTAGAAGTTCCAGCACATCTCGGTAAATGGGAATATGCTGAAACTGATGTCGTGAACCTACACGAACCATTCAAGAACGTTGCTTGTGACCCACTCGGTACTCAGCCACATATGGGTGGCGAAATCAACACCACACCTACTGCTACATGGCAGGAACAAGTTGACCGAGTGATGGAACTGCATGACTTCTTCGTAGCAAACGGTAACACACCGACCGCTGGTTGCGTCAATCACGGACACCTGCACGTCTATGTTCCTGAATTAAAGAATGACGTTGATGCACTGAAACGTCTCATCGCTTACGTTAAAGACAATCAAGTAGATACGATTGACGCATGCTATGGTTATTATGACTCTCAGTATATGAAGGGAAGCAAGAATGCCAAAACGTATCTGAAGTACGACGGTGGTCGTGTGATGCCAGACTACATGTGCGATAACATCATCAACCTAGCCACTGACTTCAACCACTTCATTAAGCTACACGCTGCTGGTAAAGATGGTGTGTCAATGGGTCGTCCTTTCCGTTATGCTATCAACACTTACTGCATGAAGCATACAGGAACGATTGAGTTCCGTTGTTTCCGCTCATCTACCAAGCGCGAAGAGATTGAATCGCAGTTTAAGTTTGCTGAACGATTTATCGATGCTGCGCTAAATGGTGGACCAAGTGTTCGAGAAATTCTAGCCAGCGACGACTATAAATTCCCACCGTTTTATTTTGATAAATTAGAATACGATGGTTGGGAAGCAACAAAGTATGATAAAGAACGTGGGACTAAAGTCAGAGAATATAATGAAGTTAAAGACGTGCACGCGTGATGAATTTGTAAGTGCTATTACTGCTGACAAAGCAGACTCGTTTGCAAAGACATTTGTAGCAAAAGCTGATATGCAAAAGATATGGGATTCCTGTATCGGTGCGTATGATGGCGACGAACTGATGGGTGCTATCATAACAACTGTCAGTATTCGTTTGCCGAAAGTCGCCAACCTTCAGCTACTACACACGTTTGCTAAACACAGACGAAAGGGAGTGGCAAAGACTTTGACCAATGCATCGTTCTCCGAAGTAGTTGGTCTTGGTTCAATCTACTTTCGCGTTTCTGCTGAGCCTGATGCTGTTGCTTTCTATGAAAGCATCGGATTCAAGTTCTGGGGCTTGCAGAAATCAGGATGCTCGTTGAGCATTTTCAAAATAAACGGAACTGAAATAAATGATGGACTGTACGACGATTCTGACCCAATTGTGAATCGTGCGTTGTATAGTGGCAAGAAAGGTTCTCTTGTCTCCTCTTATGAAACAACTAACACATTGAGTGAATTTTTAATATGAATATCTACGACGAAAATGCTTCTTACCTATATGCATATCGCCATCGCGATAATGGTATGATGAATATTGGCTGTAAAACACCAAAAGGCGAAGGAAAGGAATCATATATTACCTCGCTGCGCGAAGGATCTCCATTCTGGAAAGAATTCGGTGCCGCAAAAATTGATGAAGCAATCTTATTCATTGGTGACGAAGAAACAGTGAAAGCCCTAGAATGGTTTGCGTTAGACTATGGCACTAATGTTATGCCAGATAAGTTTTACAACCTTAAGAATAACGCGCATAAAGGCAAACAAAATCTTCTGACTAAAGAAATGAAACAAGGTGTCATCGATTATATCGAAGGGCGCAGCAATGGCATTTCCATCTCCGATGATGGTGACGAATCTGACGCTCGTAGTATTGTTGAGAGTCTTATGCAACGCATCGCTAATGGCGAATTCAAAATAGAAGAAATACCTGTGTCTGAAGTCTATGCATATGAAAGAAGCCAAGTTCGTTACGAAAAGGTAAACCAACATACAGTTTCTGAAATTAAGACCTTGATGGAACAAGATCCTGCTAGAGCAAGAGAGACGTTTAAGCCTGTTATCATTGTTACAGATGGAGAGAAGCGAACCATCGTCGATGGTAATACTAGGACAGATTCTGCGCACAAAGCAAAGGGTTGGAATCAAGGAACTATACCGTGCATTGTTATCGATGAAAAAGAATTTGGCGAAACCGAGATGCGTCGAATGGACGCATATCGACTATTTGGTCTTACTGCCAACGCTAAGTCATTCGAGATTAAAGTACCCAACAAAGACGAAGACATCATGAATGATATGAATGACCTTTTTGTTCGTGAAGGTCTGGATCTGAACCTACCCATTCATCGTAACCGTGCGAGAGAGTTATCGTATAAAAGATACGAAACTATTATTCCTTCTAAGAAAAAAATCAGCGGTCTGCTAAAGGCATTTTTCAACGAGTTTGAAAAGAATCAAGCTGAACTTCAATACTCTAAAAACTTGATAACCTATGACAAAGCATTCTTCACAAAGTATGCTTGGGAAAAATATGGCAAGCGTGGCGTTTCTACAATTCATACCAGTGTCAGTAAATGTATTTACTCCCATCCATTCAGTTACATAGTTCGAGTAATGGCAAAAGATGAATCTAAGAAAGGTGCAATCATTGTTCATTATACAAATAAGAAAGAGTTTTCAGAAGACCACTGGGTTGAAGACCTAAAGAAAACAATCAAATATTCTGGCTTAGACATTGTAGTAGATGTTCTACCTGCATTTGGCGACTAATGGACTATCGACTATCACAAAATCGTAGAGAAGCATTCATCCGCTGGTATGCTTGGTCTTTAGAATATAAAGATTGCGACCCAGCGGTTTGGTGCACTCAGTATATCAACAACCGATATGAACACAACAGCGAACAACGTCTGTGGCTTTCTTGGTTGTATGGTAACACCTATCAGCTTCCAACAGCTTGGGTGTTGATGAACGAGTTTCCTGACTATGAGTTGGCAACCGTCGACCGCATGGAATGGTGGAACACAAATAATTACCAGAAGCTACGTTATCAGGTTGATACCAAATGGAACAAAGGTCATCTTCCGCCAATGTTTGCTTCCTACCAAAAGTTTATCGGAAAGAACGAACAACGCGATGTGTTTGAGTCCCTATATGGTGACAACGAATCGCAGACGTTTGACAATATTTGGTCAGCGTTGAACAAGAATCTCTTTAAGTTTGGTCGTTACTCCGTATGGTTCTACATGCAACATCTGAAGCACACAGCAGGTGTTCATGTAGAACCAACCTCTTTGATGTTGAATGATTACAGCGGTTCTCGTTCTCATCGCAATGGATTGTTGATGGCTCTTGGTCAAGACGACGACTATGATACTCATCTACAATCAAATGATTACAGTCGCCTTGAAGCACAGGCGACAGAAATTCTAGAAGAAATGCGAATTCGTTTCCCACACCTAGCGAACGAAATCGACTTCTTTACTATGGAAACTTGTTTGTGTTCGTTCAAAAAAATCTTTCGCGAACACCACGGTCGTTATCTTGGCTATTATCTTGAACGTCAGTCGGAAGAAATCCAACAAGCAGAACAAGATGGCTGGTATGGCATTGAGTGGGAAGTTCTATGGCAAGCCAGAAACGAAACACTCGACCCTAGACTGACTGGTAGAAATTCCATAAATAAAGATAAGTTCAGTGACTTTGTTAGAACTGGACGTTTTGAAAAACTCGATTGGATGTTCAAAGATGAAGCACCAATTGTAACTGGACTTGAGGCATTTTTAGTATGAGAAAGATTATTGCAATCGGCGGTGAGCCTGGAACTGGTAAGACCACATTGGTAAGAAAGTTCATGGAGCCATTAACATGGGAAGCAGTCGAACCAGTAAAGCTGGTTAGTGCTATGTACTGTAAAGAAAAAGATCTGTACGTTCTTGGCAAATACCAAGAGGGTGAAACCTTCGCAGGAACAGATCGTCTTTCTATGGCAGTTCAACCAGCTGTCAAAGAGTTTGTAGAATCTACAACATCAAATATATTATTTGAAGGTGACCGAGTCTTTAATCAATCATTTCTAGAGTTCTTGGCAGAACAGCCAAGCACAGAACTTGATATTGTCTATCTGATTGCAGAACCAGACACTCTGAAAAAAAGATATGCAGATCGTGGCTCTGACCAATCTGAAACTTTCTTGAAAGGCAGAAAAACAAAATACGAGAATCTTTTAACGAATTTCACTCTCATGCCATATACTACGAAATTCTCTAATGAAAATGAATCGGAGCAAAATAGTGTTCTGGAATTCATTTCTAAACTTTACTAATGTTTCTAAATAAGGTATAATATTGTTATGTTGAAGGAGACCCTATATGGCTGAACCCAAAGTTATCGTGGCTGACAAATGGCTCAATTGCGAGCACCTGCTAGGCACATTCCTAGATGAGTCGCATTACGACACTCTAATCGAGGAAGATTGCGATTTTTATTATCCGAATAATACGTTGTTCCCAGGAAATGGCGAGCACAATATCGCATTCAAATTCCGTAAGGGAGTTTACACCGCCGAAGAACAACTCGGCGCATACGAAGGACTCATCAAAGGTGCAACTGAAAGCCAGAATCGTGGACTTGCAGCTGGACCAAAGACCGATACATGCGGTGGTCGCGATTGGGTGACTGATTGGCAGATGGCTGTGCTTGATGCTATGTCGCACCCTTCCGCTACACTTGATGGTTCTGACCCAGTACAGACTTTGATTGATGAGAAAGCCAGCTTCAAAGCTGAGTCAACTCGCGGTCTGGTCTGGCTACGCAACAAGATTACTGCTCGCCTAGAACCAAACGAAGAGTACGAAGGATTCTTTGACACTTGGTTAGCTAAGACTGTCAAGCTATCGCGCGAAGAACAAATCAAACAAGCCAAAGAAATGACTGATTGTATCTCTGGTACAACTTATGCCACTGTTGTCAACTCAGGCATCGCTGGTTTCTTTGACCGTTATCCGCGCATCCCTTATGGTCGTATGTGCGCTTACAACTGGAAGAACCCAGAACTGTTTGAGAAAGCATTCCCATACTTCCGTAAGCTAGACAAGTTCTTCAAAGATTTACTACCACAACGCTATGGCGTTCAGAAAGAATATTCTGATAGGCTAGATAAGCGTTTCCGTGTTGCTGAAGATACCGTATTCACCACGATTACTATTAACAAGAATTTCCGTACTGCCGCGCATCGAGATGCTGGCGACCTTGCTGAAGGATACTCTAACCTTGGTGTCGTTACCAATGGCAAAGACTATCGCGGTGGCTACTTGGTATTGCCAGAGCTACGAGTAGCGATTAATATCCGTCCAGGAGATGTGTTGCTTGTTGCTAACCATGCAGCAATCCATGGCAATACGGAAATCCTACCACCATCAGATGATTGCTGCATGGACTGCGTCGAGCGCATGTCTATCGTCTGCTACTTCCGCGAGAACATGAAAGAACTTGGCTCGTGGGAATATGAAACTCTGCGTCGTGACTTCGTAGAAGCACGTCGTCTGAACCAAGACCATTCTGAATGGCGTCCACTTTGGAACGGTGTATCACCTAACATGTGGGAAAGCAAAGAGTGGTACAAGTTTATCGAGGGAATGCCAGACAAAGATGGTAAAGATATGCTTGCTAGATATCACCCAGAAGCACTTGAAACTAAACCAACTTCTCTCGAGGCATTCTTTTCATGAGTGAAGAAGTAACATACAAAGGTGTTGTACATGCTCTAGTGAAGGATACTGACCCTATCCTTTCACAGGAGATGCCAAAGTTTGATTTTGATAATCCAGTTGTTGACCCGATTCAATTAGCATACGATCTAGTTGAATCTATGCGTCATCATAAAGGCATTGGTCTTTCTGCTAATCAGATCGGATTGCCATACAGAGTATTTGCAATGGAATCTGTTCCTGCTATCGTTTGCTTCAATCCTAAATTGGTTGACGTATCTAGCGAGGAAATTCTGTTAGAAGAAGGATGCTTGTCTTTTCCTTGACTTGGTATCAAAATTAAACGACCACGTCACATTAAGGTTCGCTATACAGAACCAAATGGAAATATTGAAACTAGAAAGTTTACTGGCATGGCTGCTCGTTGCTTTCTCCACGAATTAGACCATATGAATGGAACTAAGTATATTGACCGAGCTTCTTTCATCCAGAAAGAAATCGCATTGAAACGCCAGAAGAAACTGGCAAAATTGAAGAGGATATTAAAATGAGTGTAGAAGTTATTAAATTAACTACTGGCGAAGAAATCATTTCCGAGCTGGAAGACAAAGGTGATGTTGTTGAGCTGACCAATGCTATGTTGGTTGCTGTGAATGATGGTCGTCTGGTCTTCATCCCATACATGCAGTACACATCTGCTGCTAAGTTTGTCACC